TCAGCGTTCAATGTGATACTCCTCTTCGGCTTCCTCTTCGCATTCCGGGCATGGAATCGGCCGTGCCGGGTACAGCGTGCAGCCGTGCTTCGGGCAGACCGGTTCCACGTCCGTCGGCGTCTCATCGTGATACAGGTGCAACATGGTCAGAACTCCGGGTCGCTTCCGCCGTTGGCCCACGGGTCGGAGGCCGGTGGCTGCGACTGCTGGTATCCGCCCTGCGTCTGCTGCGTGTAGCCGCCCTGCGCGCCGTAACCCTGAGACTGTCCGCCGCCCTTCTGCCGAACGTTGGTGATGGCGACGGCGCTGGCGTTGACGTTGCAGCTCGCGGCCAATTCACCCTGCTTGGTCTGGTAGCCGTTGAACCCGTTGACCTCGCCAACGATGGTCACGTCCACGAACTGGTCTTGATTCTGACGAAGTTGGTTGATCTGGTCGAACACGGGGTTGAGGTTCACGTAACCCGTAGGCCACACCGAATAGTTCTGTTCCGGCTGGCTGACCCAGTTGCCGTTACGGTCACGGTAGCCCGGCGACACAGAGACGCGCAGGAACCGTTTACCGTTCTTCGTCTCCTGCACGCCCCACGCCGTGCCCTGGATGATGATGCTCGTCCTGCCCGCCATGGTCACTCGCCTTCCTTCACGCTGGCCTTCAACTGGCCCAGCACCTTGTCAAGCTCCGCTTCGGTCAGCTCATCGCTTGCCTTCACCTCACGATTCAGAATCTTCGAGATGGTCTCGCACGCCTCCGCGTCCGAAGCCACGCCCAAGGTCTGGAAGCGTCGAATCATCTCAGAACGCTTCGCCTCGACGGGAGACGGCTGCGGCTGTTCCGGCTCCTCGGGTTCGTCCACGCTCACGTCAACCGGCGAATCGTCCGCAGTCACGGTGGGCAGTGGACGGAACACGTCGGAATAATCCGGTGTCTGGTCGTCGCTTGCGGCCGCGTCGCGGGCCTCCACGCTGACCGGCAGGTAGGGGAACGCGCGTCGGATTACCGTCTTCTTCGCCATGGCCTCATAGTCGGACTTCCACGGGCTGACCGCCTTGCCGTAGCTGGGGCTGCGTTTCGCCGCCGCCTCGATCTCGTCGGCGTTCATCACCTGGAAGTAATGCCCGCCGTCCTTGAAGTTCGCGATCATGTACACATGGGTGAGCTTGCCGGGCTTCGCGCACGGCACGTGCCGCAGGTCCTCGTTCAGGCCATAGCTGTAGGTGAATTCGTCGCCCTCATGGACTGCTCGGGCGCTGATGTCCCTGATCTGGCCGCTGCGGCGTGCGAGGTCGATCATGCCCTTGTAGCCGATGATGAGCGTGGCTTCCTTCTGGCCGGTGCGGTAGTTCTTGTTCCCGTAGGGCAGGATGTAGGCGCGTCCCAATCCGTCCACGTTCGACGGTTCCAAGCCCAGTGCGGCGCATTTCATGAAGCACGACAGCACGCTTTCGACGGAGCAGTTCGCCAATTGCGGTTCGCGGTTGATGGTGCTCACGTACATCTGGTAGAGGCGCTGCGGGCTGAGGTTGTTGCCGATGACGGCCGCGATGCGCGGCCAGCTCCTCTCCAGCAGGCTTTTCATGTTCTGCTGCGGGTTCATCGGCTGCATCTGCGCGTTCTGCGCCTGTGTCGCTAACTGTCCCATATCGGGTCTCCTTTACTTGGTTTTCTTCGGTTTGATTTCGCTGAATCGGAAGGTGCGGCCCTCCCACGGCTGCACGACCCGCGTGTAGCCCTTGCGCGTGCTGTGCTTGTAGGTGGCCTGCATGTTGCCGCAGCGCACCCCCTCGTGGTCTCCGATATAGGGGAGTATGCAGTCCTGCAACTCCTCCTTGCGGGCCTTCAGCGCGTTGAGGTCGGCGGTCGTCTGCTGGTAGTCGGCCATGAGCTTGCGCAGATCACTGCTGTCGCTCATGTCCTCGATGCCCTCCGTGGGCTCCGGGTAGGCCTTGGCCACGTCCACTCCGGTGAGGGCCGGCATTTCGTCGCGGGCGACGAAGCCCCAGAAGTCCTCTGCGGCGTTGACCACGGCGTTGATGTCGTCCTCGTCGCGCTCGAACCGCACCTCCACCGGCTCCGGTTCGCCGATGTCCGCGTAGAAATACCCCCAGCGGAAGCCGGTGACGGCCATGTAATGCGTGACCTGCGCCATGTAGTAGTCGGGGGCGATAAGCTCGCCGGCGTCGTCATGCCAGTCGGTGCGGCCACGGTTCGCGTTCGCCGTCTTGATCTCGAGAATGCCCCACGAATCGCTCGCCTCGTCGTAGATGAAGCCGTCCAACGAGGCGTGCATGAGCGGATGCGCCTTGGACACGAGGCTGATGTCGGTGCCGTCGATGACCTGGTATTCCGGGTGCAGGGCGCGGAATCGACGGCGCAGTTCGACCTCCAAGGCGTTGCCCTTGACGATCGCCCACTTGCCGCTGATGTCCTCCGGCTTCTGACGGCCCGTCTTCTCCAGCCACAGGTCGTAGGGAGTGCTGTACGGGTTGAGGCCGAGAATCGTGCCCATATCCGAACCGCCGACACCCTTGGCGCGGAAAGCCAGCCAAGCCTGATGACGTGACTCCTTAGTGGTGCCATCGCCCTTGAACCGGTGCACGTCGAACGTGCCGGTGGACTTCGCGGCCAGATTCACCGTCACCCTTTTCACAGCGTGTCCTTAATCTCGGTCTCACGCACGGTCTTCAACGCCTCGAGCGCGGCCTTGGCCGTGAGCAACGCCGCGTCGGCGATGTCGAGCTGCTCCTTTTCGACGGCGTGTTCGGTGACGTGTACCGCATACTTCGCGGCGAGCGCGAGCAGCGACTTGTATTCGTCGTAACGGTCGGCCATGTCGAATTCCGCTGTGGTGAACAGTCCGAACGCGCCATTTACGAGGCGTTCGAAGCCTTCCGGCACGTCATCCTCCGTCTCCGTCTCCGGTTCGTCCGTGTCTGGTTCGACGGTCAGGTGCTCGGCGTCCAATGCGTCTGTGAGCATTTCCTCGAACTGCTTGACGGTCGGCTTGTTGTGCGATTCGCCGACCTGCTGTTGCAGGCGCTCAGCCAGTCGCGTGATGTGTTCGCTCATTGTTTCTTTCCTCCGCTTGTGGTTGGTATGAGTCGTTCGATTGATTTCAGCAGCATGATTCTGAATGTTTCGCGGTCGGTCTCCCAGAGGATGCGGCGCATGTCCGTGTCCGTGAGGAACCGGCCCAGCAGCTTGTCCCAAGCCTGTTCAGGCGTAGAGGCGCTGCTTGCGCGTCTGCTTGTTGATGCGGTCAAAACGCGTCACCTCCTCGACCTCGAAGCCCAGCACCTGCATGGTGTCGGGGTCGGTGACCGGCGTCGGCCCCCAGCCTCGCGTGAGCTTGTTCTGGATGGTCTTCTTCGCCAGCCCGTAATGTTCGGCGAGCTGTTCCACCGTCATCAGGTTTGGTATCGGCGCACTCATTGGGGTATCCTTTCCAGTGGAGTTTCTTTCTTCGCCCCCGTGCCAGCGGGGGATTTTCCTTTTTTGCGTAACCTTGCGGTCGTGGACGGCCACGGAATCGAACCGTGGTCCCGGTCTTTGCCGCGCACACATGACCTACGCGATCTTGACTGGGGGCAACCTGCACCGCCCGAAGCGGGACGCCGGAGAATAGACCAAAGCCGACGCCCCACCGGTCCAAGAAAACCGACACCGTATCTGTCAGTTGTTTTTTCAGTTATCAACGTGGGTTACCGGTTTTCCTTCCGCTTGGCCGGCCGGTTTTCCACGCCGTCCGGCAAGACTGTTATTCGACGCCCGCCTCGCTCAAAACGAGGCACAGGAGCCGCAGGGGAACGAGCCCGAAGCCCATGAGCGCGGCCACCCCGTTCTCGATGGGATGCGCGCACCCCATGTGCGTCATCACCCAGCCGACGCACACCGCGAACACGACGGCCCACAGAATCAGGCGGCGTGTGAAACCGCGAGACAGTTCGCTGGCCTCCGGCTTCCGATAGCCTGAAGCGTGACGGCCATACTCTTTGGCGTTCATGTTTTTCTCTTTCCGTATAAGGTCCCTCCGCCGGTAGGCTTGGAACTGCGACATTCAAAACACGGCCAACGGAGGGAAGAATGATTAATTGGGGAACGTTCATGATGGAGGTGAGCAAGACCCCGTCAGTGCTGATCGGATTGGTGTTCACCGCGATAACGATCTGTCTGACGATCTTCAACCTCTGGTGGTCGATGAGAAACAGAGTTGAAGCGGAGTGGACCGTAAGCGTCACGTCAACAGCGGACGTCATGATCGACCCGATACCGGTCGCGCAGGTACAGGCAGCGGGGAGCAGGATTCTGAAATCGAACACTACGATGGTGGTGATTGTGACGAACAGTGGTGATGGTCCAGCGTTCTCCGTGACGGCTGAGGGAATCAACATGAAGGGCATCGTCGTAAACGAATACGATTTTCCCGGACAGCAGTTCAAGCAGCTGGTGGTGCAACAGAAGATCAACAGGGTGATGCCGGGAGAGCGTTTCTTCGTCGTCCTGGACATGATGAGCATTGTTTCGTCATGTGATTTCGGAGTGAAGGTGCTGTGGACCCCGCAGCCCACGCGATTGGGACGCGTGGTGTACAAGGAGTATCCAGTAATGCGTGACCCGTTGAAGGGATCAAGGCATATCCATACCACCACGCGGCCTTTGCTGCGCTGGTCTTCCCTGTTCTCGCATATGCCGAGACCATTCCGACGGTTGCTGCAGTTCGCGCATTGGATAAGACACGATGCCATGATGGACGTTCCCTCCTTCCTCAAGAAATTGGACGATATGCTGCCGGCCGATGACTATTCACCGAATGCTGGCGTTGATGAAGGCGCAGACCACGCAGATGATCGCGCAGACCCAAATGATTGAATTCGCATCCATCACTCCGCGTCCTTTCCGATGATTCGTTCCAACTGCGCGGCCTGTCGTTTGGCTTTGAGCCTCATCGCCTTCCGCTGAAGGCACAAGCGGTTCCACTTGTCCTTGGTCTCTATGGGGTTGCCGCCGCGTGCGATTTTGAGGCATTCCGGGCATTGGAGGAATGCCTCGCCGTCGCTTTTCCCGACCTTCGGGACGCAATGGCATGACGGGCATTCCTCCAACGGTTCCGCGATGATCTTCAACGCTTCCTCGACCTGCTGGTCCCACCGTTCGATGGCCTGCCGTTCGTCGGACGGCGAGAGCGGGTTGCCGCCGTAGTACCCGTATCCGCATTCCCCGCAACGGCAGCCCCAGCGTTCGACGTCGTATCCGTATCCGCCTGACGTCCACGAATCCATCACCGCCTCGGCATGGCCGTTGCATAACGGACAGGGCAACGGTGTCGGCATCGGCCCCTCGGCCTGTCCGGACTGGCATGCCTGACGATTGTGCTTCCACCACACCATCACGCCACCTCCTTGCCAGCGAGCGCGGTGAATGAGTCAGGGAGTATTGTCATCGGTTCGACACACAGACAATCCGCATAAACGGCAATCTGGCCGATGGAAATGGAGGCTTTCCCGCTGAGCTGTCGACGAAGGGTCACATAGGGTGTCCCTGATTGGTCGGAAAGCCACTTAACGGAGCGCTTCGCGGCTTCCAGTGCGACTGCGATTTTATTTGCCACCTGTTTTGTGGTGCTCTCTTGACTAACCATATGGTTAATGTAAGCACCATTTGGATAGTTAGTCAAGTTAGTTTTTAATCTATATGGTTAATTTTCTCCCCGATATGTGTTATTCTTTATCCATGACCGAATATGGAGATCAATTTGCCGAAGCCATCGCAGAAGAGCTTCGAGCCCAAAAAGCCCGCATGGGGAAAACCAACGATGACATTGCAGAAGAAGTCGGGCTGAGTCCAGTCACCGTTCTTCGCTATCTAAAAGGACAAAGACAAATTCCCATCGATGTGTTTGGAGATCTATGCAAAGCGCTCGGAGCAAACGCCGCCGACATGACCCGCATCGCCTACGAGAAAGCGCAAACGGCATCGCGGATAGCGGAGACAAAACGTCTGGCACACAAGAGCGATGTCAGCCTTGCGGCTTACGGAGCAGAGGGAAAGGACTATTACATGAACCACGATGGAGAAGCATCGGCATGAAACGCCTTATTCCGTTCGACACGCACATGAACTATGGCCCCATGCGTATGGCGATTTATTCGAGCGGAATAGATGTCACCGTAGAAAGCGACATCTTAGACAATATGTGGGGTTGCTACTCAGAAGCAAACCGCGTCATTCTCATAGACAGAAGACTTACATACACCGCAAAATAATGCGTGCTCATACACGAACTCGTCCATTGGCTGCACGCCGACTACCAATGCGGAATGCACGAGCAACGTACCAGATTGGAGGCCGCGCGGCTCCTAGTAGATTCGCAAAAATACCGTCAAGCAGAACAAACATACGGAGGAGCGCCTTGGCTCATAGCCTCGGAGCTCGACCTGACCATACAAACCATCACCGATTATCAGCAATGCCTACATGACTTTGCAGTAATCACGCCTGAGAGGAGGTGTCTGATTGGAACACAAGCATGATGGAGTAATAAGGGCTGCCGTTCCCGTCGTTGGACAGTTTCTTTTCGACTCGGGCCAGTGCGTTCTGACCGGCGTGGCGCACCAGCTCTCCATAGACCATCTTCCGCGCGTCGAACTCAAACAGAGCCGCTCCGTCGTGGAAGATGCCGACATGCGGTTTGGCGTAGGAGCCCTTAGGCGTTGGAATCATGTCCAGGGACACCTCGATGTCAATGAAGCCCCTGCCGGACAACAGACTGTCCGCCATCGCGTTCGGTTTATAATCGCTGGCTTTAATGGAATCAACATCGTCCACGCTGTCCCATTTTCCGGCACCAATCATGGACGCTATGATCCGTTCGCTACGGCTTCTTCGTGTGGAGGGTGCGAGAGCCTTGATCGATTTGATGGTCGGTTCGTACCATTCATGCCAGACGCAGCTGATGGTGCGTGCGTGGACGTCATCAAGATAGGCGCAGAGCCTGTCATTCGGAATCACGCCGAACGGTGCGCCGTTGTAGGAAAGCACATAGCCGTTGCCGTTACCGCCTCCGAGGACATAGCCGAGATCCCTGTTTCCATGGAAAGGCACGTTCATCCTGCGTCGAATGATTTCAGCGGTGAATATCCTGTCTCGCGGAATATTCGCCACAACCGGCTCGTTGTAGTTGTAGACGAGGTATTCGACTGTTCCGGCAACATGGGACTCAGCTGGAGCGGGAATCGTGTCCGGCGATTTTCTTTGCACCGTGGACCCGTCAACTGGAGTGCGAGAGACGGCTGGATCACCTCCTCTCTTGTCGAAGCGATGTTTATATGCGAACATGCCGATAAAGATGAAGAACGCTGTGAAGATGAGCATAGGCCAAGCGCCGACAAAAACGAACAGCGCGCAGAACGCGCCCGCCGTATAGCACAGAACGGACAGAACTGTCATTATGACAGATTGCGCTGTGGTCTTCTTCGTCCCATGTTTACCCATACCTTGATTCTACGAGCCGGGGAGACGTATGCGTTAATCGCTTAGATAAAAATATTGCCCTGCCGGCGTTGCAGCGCCAACAGGGCGGTTGAAGAATCCAGCTAGTTCAAGAAAGGAGGACGCTTCGCCTCTCATCCTACACTGGGCGAAGCATACCCGAAAATGCTATTTGGAATTACGACCGAACAGGAAACCCAACGCGGTCGTGGCAATCAGCTTGAACACGTCAGAAGCCTTGGCTACCGCATCACCACCATCAGCACCCGGCCAGCCGAACTGTATGCCAGCAAAGGCCGCAATCATTATGAGACAAAAAGCCACTATGGCAAGAGCGGCGATGTTCTTCAGATTCTCAGTCCACCAATTGTGCTGCTTCTCTGGATCTATTCCTTGAGTTTTTGGCGTGTTCTCAACGGTCTTGTGGCCATCGCCATCGCTTTCAGAGACATCCTCGGAAGAAGGCCCTCCGGGAAAGGGAATATCCTCTTCCGCGTCATCGGGGATGGATGCATTCTCATTGTCCTCAGGCATCGGTCACATCCCCAGCAAATTATCAAAAGTGTGATCGCCCGCCATGGCACGATTGCTGATGAACGTCTTATGCTCGGCCACAGCCTGAGACCATGCGGAATTAGGGCGATGCGTGACGCGGGAAAGCTTGACGGCGGACAAGTCTCCCATATTCTCCCAGACGAGGTTCAGGGCTTTGCGCAGGGAAGGACTGCTGGATTCGTCCACAGCAGTGACTTTACCCAAAGCATCCTGAGCATACCGATTAATCGGCTTGCCGCCGAATCCTTTGAACTCGTCGTAGACGCTGCGGCAAACGGGCCCATACTGCCATGGCTGGAACGATTCGGTGAGCAATCGCCGACCAGTGTACCTCTGATACAGGCACGTGACGAAAAACAAGAGCTTCTGAAGTTTCATGGGGGTGACGTGCTCATCTGTGCCGAATGCCCGGCGCAGAATGCTATTGGCTACAGTAGTCGGCGTGAGACCGGCCCCGACCATCTTCGGCTCATCCTGAATAGCTCCCATGCCTTTAATTCTAAGATGGGGAAGGACTGAGCCATGGCGAACGTCACCAGATACAAGACCAGCAAAGGCGAAACGCGCTATCGCGTCCGTTACCGCAAGCCGGACGGCACCCAGACCGACAAGCGCGGCTTTAAGAGGAAAATCGACGCCGAAAACTGGGCGGCCGAACACGTCACCATCGCAAAAGCAACCGATATGTTCGTTGATCCGCAGGCGGGGAACCGGCTCATAGGGGAGTTGCACGATGAATGGCTGGCCGAACGCAAACCGTTTTGGAAGCCCTCGCACATAGGCCGGGAGCAATGCCTGTGGCGCACTCATTGCGTTGATGTGTGGAGCGGGCGGAGGATCAACGGCATCACCCACGGCGAAGTGCAGCGCTGGGTCAGCGAACTCGCCTCGCGTCGTTCCGCGACCGTGGTCATCGGCGCATACGGGATACTGGCCGCCATCTGCCGTAACGCCGTCCGCGACAAGCTCATACTCCATAATCCGTGCGAGGGCATCGAACTGCCCCGGAAGCCGCAGCGCAAGCAGAAGCGCGTATACCTGACCGCCAGCCAGGTCATCGAATTCGCCGACGAGGCGCGCAACGCAAAACGGTTCGGTGATGTGCGCCGCGCGCTCGTGCTCACTTTGGGCTTCTGCGGACTGAGGTGGGGCGAGGCTTCCGGCCTGCGCGTCGAGGACGTGGACTTGCGGCAGGGCGTGCTGCGTATCAGGCACAACACCGTGCAGGTCAACGGCAAGCCGGTCGATGGCACCCCGAAGAGCAGCGAGCAGCGCATCGTGCCCATACCACGCATCGTCATCGACGCGCTCGGGCCACTGCTCACGGACAAGAAGCCCCTTGACCGGGTGTTCACCGACCCGAACGGCCGGCCCATCCGCCAGCAGGCCGCGACCGACAATCCCACGAACCACTCATGGTGGCCGGAAGCGCTGCGTCGTCTCGGCTGGGACCTGTCGATGTGGCCGTCCCCGCATGACATGCGGCACACGTTCGCCTCACTGGCCGTGCATGCCGGGGCGAACGTCAAGGCCTTGCAAAGGGTTATGGGACATGCTTCGGCGAGCATGACACTGGACGTGTACGCCGATCTGTTCGACGGCGACCTGATGGATGTGGCTCGCATGATCGATGCGACCATACAGATTGAGACCGGTCGTGGGGGATGTGGGCAAAATGTGGGCAAGACCGTTTCGGAGACACCGAAGGCAGGTAGAAAAACGTTGAAATCATTGGGTTCTGCGGTTTCGGTTGGGTAG